TGCTACATCTACAGCAGTGTATCCTCTTACTGTACTGTCAATCCTGTTTAAAACATAGTTTACAAGATTACCCCAGTTACCTGAGTTTTCTCCAGAAGCTTGTCTTTCTAATTTTAATCTTGATGTATAAGTTGAAGCCATAGTTATTTATATCTTATAAATTTATTTATGTAAATAATATATATTTGTATTGATTTGTACACTAAATATTAGTCCAAGTTTCAGTATTATCGTCAGCTATTGGATCCCAAAATCTTAAATTTACTGGTGTAACAGTCATTTCTTGACCTGTTTGAAGAATAAAGTTATTAGTACTAGGTATAATATTATCTAAAGTTACAGTCATTTCTTGACCAGTCATTTCTTGAAAATGTTCAGCACTGATTGTAATAGAGCTTACATTAGCATTAGCACTACTTCCAGTAATAGGAAGTATTTGATCTGCTGTAATTATAAAGTTACCAGAAGCAGTATTTAAAACTTGACCAGTTATTGTAGTTGAACTCGCTGATCCAGTAGTTATATTACCTAAATTAGCATTTATTGTAAATTCAGGAACTACTACCGTTATAGCTCCATCTCCAGCTATTGTGTAAGTTCCTATACTTGTAGTAACTTGTTGACCTGTAGTAGAAAGAAAGTTATTAGATGATACAATAAAATCACCTGAAGAAGCTACTGCACCTTCACCTATAACTGATATTGCAGCATTACCTATAATATTTGCAACATTAGATACAGAGGCAGTTATTGATTGACCATCTTCAATAAATATATTTCCATCTCCAGTAACAACTTCTCCTAATGGTGTACCCCAAGCTCCACTACTCCATTCTTCTCTTCCCCAACCATTACCAAAATTAAGTTCAAGTTCTAATTGTGAAAGTCCAGTAATAGGAACTTCTCTACCTTCTCCAGTAGATACACTGTTAATTGATGATGTAACTTGTTGACCAGTAATAAATAAATCTGTAACAGCAATTCCTACAACAATGTCATTACTAAGTGCACTATTTATAACTTGTCCAGAAATTACTGTTAAAGAAGGCGCAGAAGCAAATACATTACCAACAGATGTTGATGATGATATTCCTGTAATGACAGCTAGTGCGTCAGGTGATGTACCCCATGCGCCTGTGTTCCATCCATCTCTACCCCAACCAACAGTAGCAGTCATAAGGAGTTTCTCCTTATGCTATTCTGATTAAGCCAGCAGATGCGTTAGCAGTTGGAAACTGTAATTCAAAAGTTCCGTTTGTAGAAGTTTTAACTCCTCCAAAATCTAAAACTGCAATTGCAGCATTAGCATTAGAATTATTGTACAGTAAAGCAGCTTGAGCAGATATAGTTGCATTTGGAAATGTAACATTGTCCGCATCAAAAATTGCAGTAGTTCCATCTACAGAAATAGCTACATTAGTTAATGTATTTCCACCAATAGTGTAGTTAGTTCCTGAATCAGATACTTCATTACCTGTTATATAAACAGATGTTGTTGCATCTAAAGTTGCCGCATTAGTATATAGTGCACATTTAAGAGTTTGAGCAGCAAGGTTTCCACCAGGCGACATCAAGTCTTGTTTGAACACTGTGCAAATCGCTTGTGTTATTGCCATATTATTGTCCTCCAGTTAATGTGTTTGTACCAACAGGGCTACCTGGAAACTTATAATCCGTTCTTCTTCTTCTACGGGCTTCATTGTTAACAGTAGCAACTCTTGTATTATACAAATTTGTGTATATAGTATAATCTTCTATGTTCTTTGTAAAGAGATTTGCTTGAGCTAAACAGCCAAATAATAAAACATCTGAAATATTTTCAGTGTACCAGTTAGTAGTATTAGTATTAGATAATGGATTAATTCTTCCTTGATATCCTAGTTTTAAAGTATAAGCTTGATCTGGAGTAGGTGCTAAATATACTCGATTATCATCAAAATTAGCAAAATATTTAGGTTGACCTTGAAGTGATATATCAGGCCAATATTCTTGACAAAAAGCTAAAGTTTTCATTTCTAAATAACTTACATTAGAGCCTACTGTAATAGTTAAATAATTAAATAACATAGGCTCAATAGAAGTAGGAAGATTTACAAATCTATCTCCAGCTACTGCTGTAGTAGTTACATTTTCATTAAATCCAATAGGATCTATATCTCTTGATAAAGAATCAAAAGTATTATCTATAAAAGTATCTAATTGGCTGGTAAAATCTGTTCCTGTATTTTCAGCCCATGTTTGTATATCAGTCTTTAGACTGCTGTATGTCATTGCCATCTTTAATTACCTCATCAACTTTAAATTTAGTCCAAACGTGTCCTGCAAATGGATAAGTTCCATAATGCGTTAAAGGACTTTGAAGATCAGCATGTATCTTACCACCTATTTTTTGCCATAATCTACAAAAAGCATAATCCTCTGATAGATATCTATTACTTTTTTCATCAATAATACAGTCAAAAAATGCATAACAGTTATCACTACCATATCTTTTTCCATTAACTATTTGATCGCTAGTATATTTAAGATTAGAATAAGCTTCTTTCATCTTATAAAAAACTTCTTTTTTAATACACATAAAACCAGTTGCAGCATCCATTACTTCAGTAAAACCGCCGGTTAATTCAATTTTATTAGGATCTGCAAAATTTAAATTATAACCTAAAGCTCTTTGTTCTAAATTTTTATCACTTGTTTTAATTAATTCAGGAATTTTATCCCATTCAATAGCTTTTCTAGGATATATTCCACAAGCTATATCATAACCTGATTCTAAAACACGTCTTACAGCTTCTCCTCTAAATCCTATATCTGCATCAATAAACATTAAATGAGTAAGACTATCATCTTCTTTATCTGCGTCTAAAAACTGACTGACTAAAGTATTTCTAGCTCTTGTAATTAAACTTTCATTACCAATAGTATTTAATTGAACTTGAAAATTATTTTGAGAAGCTACTCTCGTTAAATCCATTATTCCATGTAGATAAGCTTCTGTTAATTGACCACCATAACAAGGTGTTCCAATCATTACTTTTAATTTTTTATTTTTTATCATGTTACAACAGTAACACTTCCTAATCCTATCTGTAACAAATTTGTGTTGTTAGTATACCAAGAAGTTGGAATAGTTGCAACTCCAACATAAACAGATTGTCCTGATGTATTTTCAAATCCAGGTAAAACAGTTACTTGATTAGGAACACCACCTGTTTGAGAGCCTGGTAATCCTCCACCAGTTCTTGCAGCCTCTGTTGCACTTATACTCGCTTGAGGTCTAGCATTTTGTAAAGTTTGTGCATCAGTAAAATAAGTTAAATCTAATTGAGGTTGTTTAGGTTCCCACTCTGAAGTATGAACAAACATACCAGTCCATTCAAATACCATTTCTTGATAAGGAAATGCCATACCTGATCTATCAGATATTGCTTGTGCATATTTTCCACCTGCAAATTTTGCTGAAGGTGCTCTATGAGGTCTAGTACTTGCTGGAACTCTAGCCATTATGAATAAAAGCTGTTGCCTGTTGCTGGTATAATTCTAGTTGAAGGAGTATCATCACCAGCGATTAATCTTTGATAAGCTTCTTCATAATCCACTTTTAATATTTGTTGAGTTTGAGCAGTTACACCTGTTCTTTTTTTAGAAAGATAATAAGCAAGTCCTGCGCACATACACTCGAAAGCTCTAAATGGCACATCGATGTTTTGTTCTACTCCACTGACTGTAGAAGCTGTAATATCTTCTATTTTTCTCATACGATAATAAGTAATAGTATAATTAGTATCTGGAGCTGGATAAATTTTAAGTACAGGAGTATTTAATCTTTGTAAATAATATTGTGTAGGTCTAGCTTGAGTAGTTTTATTTGAAATAGCAGCATAATCATTAAGACCTAGTGCTGTCATTGCATATTCACTTCCATCACTTATTTGAATATTTGCATTAATGATATCTACTGTATCATAATCTAAAGTATATTCTGTAGTTCCAGTAGTAATAGCTAAAGTTTTATATTCTACAGTCCATTGGTTATAACCTCTGTTAGCCCAATCACTAAACATAATATTCATACTACGTCTAGCGGACCTTACATCATAACCTAAAATAGGATCACCGCCTATTCTGTCATAAGCTTCTTGTATTACATCATTTACTGTTAAAGTAAAATTTGAAGTTCCTGATAAAGCCATATTTCTCCATTATGCAAAAAATGCTGTTACACCATTTGTAGTAGATACATTAGCACCCGCAATTGTAGATGAAACTTGTAAACTTGTTTTAAATTTTATACCTTCTGCTGGTAAATTAATTTGTACTGTTGAAGCACCTGCTGCTGCATTACCTGTTTCAATATCAAATATGTCTGTTCCACCATCTTTCCATGTAAGAGTGCCCGGAGCATCAGTAGGTTCAATAATAAAACCTTTTAATCTCGTTGGTCCTCCAAATACAGTAACTGTAGTGGCAACATTTGAAGCTACATTAGATAATGCTGCTTTATTTTTACTTACAACATTTATGTCTGATCCTGCCATTTATTTCTCCTAAATTAAATTATATTTTTCTAAGTCTTTATATAGTAAAGCAATTCTGTCATTTGGTACAGAACTAGGTTTTAAATATTCTTGTTGAATAGCTTTAGCTTGAATTTGACCCATATCTAAAGGTCTTATATTAATATTATCACTAGAACTACCAACTAAGTCTTTACTTGAAGGAAGTGTAGTAGTTCCTCCTCCACTAAATTTATCTATAACTTTTTCTATATTAGCCAATTTTTTTTCTAAATCATTTTCTGATTCTTTTTTCTTATCTTTAGTTGTAATTACACCTTCATCTTTTTGATATACTTCTTCTGCTACAGATCCATCGCCAGATTTTTCTAATATAGCTTCAGTTGCAACATCTTCTTTTTTGTCTTTTGATAATTCAACTACTTCTTTATCTTTAACTTTAATTAAATCATCATCTTTTTTACCAAAAGAAGAAAGAGCTTCACCTGTTTTTTTTAAAAAGTCTAAATTAAATTCCATATTTTAAATGAGGGCCCGAAGGCCCTCGAATTA